GCGAAGCATTAGCAACTGGCGGAAATGTACTTTCTGCGGTTGGAAAATCTTTACTTGGAAGCGTTGGCAAATTATTGGGAGAATTTGGTAAACAATTAATTGCGTTTGGTGTGGCTGGGTTATCTTATTCTAAATTAATTAAATCATTATTTACAAACCCAGCTACTGCTGCACCTAAAGCTGGTTTAGCAATTGCTGCTGGTATTGCTTTAGTTGCTTTATCTGGAGCAATTAGTTCTGGATTAAAGTCAAACTCAGGAGGCAGCGGAGGTGGCGGAGGCGGAGGCGGTGCATCTGTAGGATCTAGCGGAGTAGGTGGAGGAACATCTTTTGCAGGAGGTGGACAAGGTGGTTTATTTGCACAAAATAGAGACTTAAACGGCGAGTTGGTAGTTCGTGGCCAAGACTTGGTATATGTGTTTAATCAAGCTAGTAACAGAATAAATAAAGGATAATGGCAGATTACAGATTTCAAGCAGCCGTACGAGAAGGACTTGGCACGATTACAGTAAACGGAGTTGCTCCAGTTCAATTTTATACTGAAGGTGCTACGCTTACGATTGCAGTTGCTCCAGGCTCTGGATTTCATACTGCATTGTGGTACACTAATCCAGGAAATTCTTTCTTATCCTCTTCTCTCTCGTTTAGCTTTACGATGCCAAGCCAAGATACAAAAATGTATGTGGTTTTGACCGGGCAGAACGTACCTATAAACGAGTACGGATTGAAATACCAGGGGGGGTATGCTACGAATTACGGTGGTAATGCTTGGGATTTGCAGATATTAAAAACTGGCTATTCTGGAGCCGTTACGCCTCTCCAAATTAATGACATAACTTACAACTGGGGTAATACTGGAAACGATCCCTTAGAGACAATTATAGGCTCCTCAGTAGATTTTACAATTGCTGGAGAGACTGGAGATTTCAACGAGTTTCTAGTTGGAGGAAACCGTACTTGGAAAGTAGTTTTATCTGAGGTTGGAGCAAATAATGATATTACAGATTGGCAAGCAGTTAGCGTTTTTAATGCTTATATAGACATTGCTTTTGGAAATGGCGTTTTTGTTGGAGTTGGTGGCCCATTTAGAGCGTATTCTAATAATGGGATTAATTGGATAGAATCTATTCCAGGAGGATTCCAAGCTGAATACGTTACTTTTGGAAATGGTCAATTTGTAGCCGTTGGTTATGCGCTTGCTGGTATGACTTTAACCTCTTTTATTTACACCTCTCCAGATGGAATTACTTGGACAAGTAGAACTCCTAGCGAGGCAATGTGGTTTCAAGATATTTCCTATGCTAACGGATTATATGTTGCAGTAGCAACTGATGGAACTAATAGAATAATGACCTCTCCAGATGGAATTACTTGGACATCGAGAACGACTGCAATAATTCCTAGTTTTACTGGCGTAGCTTATGGTAATGGTATTTGGGTTGCGGTTTGCGATACATCTCCAGGAGGAACGACATTTACCTCTTACGATGGCATAATTTGGTATGAGCAACCAACAGTTTTTACCTCTACAACAATTCTTTTTGCCGATGGTAAATTTACAACTGGCTCTATGTATTCAGTTGATGGATTAACTTGGATAAGTAATTCAATTGCATTTTCTCCAGAGTCAATAACTTATGGAAATGGATATTTTGTTGCGGTAAATGATACTGGAACAAATAGAATAGCATACTCTACAAACGCAATAAATTGGACTGCAATACCAGCTGCTTCAGTTGCTGATTTTCAATGCGTTGCATTTGGTAATAATACCTTTGTAATGGGCGCACAAACTGGTACAAATAAAATAAATTACCTTTTGTTTGAAGGCGTTCAACCTTACTTTACCGGATTCATTGCTCCTGACTTTATTACTAGTCCATTTACTAGTGGCCCTAAACTTTATCAATTTACGGCAATTGATGGATTAAAAGGTTTAGATTCAATACGCTCAAATAACGGAGCTTGGCCAGATCCTAGGACTGAAGCTCTTTCCGCAGTTGTTGGAGCTTTAAACCAGAGTTTTATAGATAAGAGAAACACGTTTATAGGTGTTAACATTCACGAAACTAGAATGGACGATAGTATTACTCCATTTAGACAATTTAACGTCCCTTTAAACGCTATTTATACCGAAGGAGAAATAGCAAAGTTTACAAATGGAGTACGAATTGAAAACGAAACTTTGTATTTAAAGGAAACGATTGAGAGGATGGTAAATCCTTTCTTGACTCGTGTTTTCTTGTGGAAAGATACCTTTTACGTTATCCGACTAAATGAGTACAACCAATTAACTTACCAGGCTTTTACATTTGATCCTAACCAGGCGCTTTTATTAAGCGAAACCATTGTAAATGGAGACGATATAAACGCAGATATAAATCGACCAGAGGAGACTGCTAGAAGAGTATTTACAGAGTTTAATGCTTATCTCAATCTTGGAGTTTTAGATAGAGACTCACAAGGCGGAATTTTTGATGCCAAGTTTGAAAGTACTGAATGGAATTTAAATAGCGTTGTATCTCCTTATCCAAATACTTACCAGCTTATCCTTTGGGATTATCATAAGGCAGTTCCTATTTTGCAACCATTTGGACAACCATTGGGAGATACGGCTGGTGTGCAATACGTATCGGATTCTAGCGGAGAATACGTGAAAATATGGACTACTACAACAACCGCAGGAGCAAGCGACCCAAATATTAGCTATATCTTTGCTAATACAAATAGTACCGGAGGAGCAATTACAATCGCTCAAGAAAATGCTAACACTATTTCTCTAACCTTTGAGTACATGGTGGAAAGACTCGCATTTGCTTATCCAGTTTCTCCAGCAGCTGGTACTCATTCGGTTGGTTTAATGCTAAAGGTTGGAAACCAGTATTTATTTAGAGATACGTCAACGACTTTTGCTTGGACTCCTACGGTTACAGTAATGCAGTTTGCGGTAACTACTGGAAGCGTTTGGAATAGTATTGCAATTAATAACCTACTTGTACCAGTTGATGGCGAGGTGGAGATTAGACTTTACCAGCTGATTTGCAACGGCGGAACGACAAACATATACAGTATCAGATACGATAACCTATCGCTAAAGATTGAAAAGACTGCTGGACTTTCTCTTGCTAAGTTAGGAGTTAAGGCTGTGACCGGATTTCCTTATGCCAATGTGCATCCAGATTACAATACTTATATTGGAGATGCAATTACTAGTAATTCGGCATCAGCTATGCAGTTGCTTAGTGCTGGCAATCCAGTTACTGAAGAGTGGAGCAGAGATGGAGTAGAATCTTTACCTTTGTTAGATGTAATTGTACAAGAGTTGGCTAACTTAAAAGGGAGAACTAATTACAGAGTTTTAGCAACTTTGGAACGCCGAGAGATTCAGCCGTGGAGATCGTTTTTATATAACGGACGATATTGGGCGCTTGTAAGTTATCAGCTAAATTGCAGAACTGGAACGGCACAAATTGAGCTTTACGATTTAGGAATTGAACCAACGACATAAATGGCAGACGTAGATATTAATAAGTTTCGAGCAAGCGTTGTAAGAGATGGCAGTAAACCAGCATCTCCTGGCTTTGTAGTTTCCGAGGGACAAGATCCAGTAGATCCAAGTGGTAGTGGACAGAATCACTTACCAGTAACAATTGCGGCGGCGGCTACTGGTTTAGCAATTACTGACTCGCAAGTTTTAGGAGGAGCTGGAACAGTTGGACAATATATCCGAGGCGATGGCTCTTTAGCTGATTTTCCAGAGTCTAGCGGTGGAGGCTCTTCTATTAGTTACTATTTGAACGGATCTATAAGCCAAGGAACAATCGGCGGAGTTGCTTATAAGGAATTGAACAAAGTTCCCGTTTTGGGAGCTGGAACTGATTTTACCATTGCCGCAGACGGCTACATAGCTTCGTTTTTAACTGATGCAGGAGATCCTAACTTATTAGAGATTCCTGGAGGTAACTGGACTTTTGAGACCTATTTTAGCGCGTCAAGTGGTGGCGGCTCACCTACTTTTTACGTTGAGCTTTATAAGTACGATGGCACAACTTTTACGTT